ACTCGAAGTGGGGCGCCACGGACTGCTGGTGGACTACGCCGCTGTTGAGGCCGGAACTGTCAGCAAAGCCGACGAATTATCCGGGCGTGCGCGGGCTAACATCGCCAGCTACACCGCAGAGTCAATCATCAATTGGAAGACGCGCCAAGTCGGCGGCCAGCACCTGCTCAGCCTCGTCGTATTGCGCGAAACCGTGGACGTCGATACCGATGATGGTTTTGGTAGTGAGCTGGTTGTGCAATATCGGGTATTGCGCCTTGATGTCTCCGGACAGTACACGCAGGAAGTGTGGGAGGAGGGCTCAAGCGCGACAACTCAGAAGGTCGCGCCATTTACACCATTGAATGGTCTTGGCCGTCCGTGGCAGGTGATCCCTTTCCAGTTCTTGGGCAGCGAAAACAACGACACAAGTATCGACGACGCGCCGCTCTATGATATGGCCGAAGTGAACATCGGCCATTATCGGAACAGCGCGGATTATGAAGAGGCGGCGTACCTGGTTGGGCAGCCCCAGCCGTGGATGGCTGGCCTTGATGAGCAGTGGCGCGATCACATGGAGGAAAGCGGCATCTTCCTCGGCTCCCGTGCACCTTGGATGCTGCCAGTGAACGGCACCTGCGGGGTTTGGCAGGCTCAGCCGAACACGGTGGCCAAGGAGGCCATGGAGTCCAAGAAACAGGACATGGTTTCGCTCGGCGCTCGGCTCATTGAGCGTGGTAGCGCGGTGAAGACCGCAACCCAGGCCGACAACGACAGCGCCGCCGAACACAGCGTCCTGTCGTTGGTAGTCAGCAACGTCAGCGAGGCCTACAGCCAGTGCCTCGAATGGATGGCAGAGTTCGTCAACGCCTCCGGCGAGGTGGTCTACAAGCTCAATCAGGACTTCAGCCAGATCACTTTGGACGCGACGATCCTGGCAGCTCTGTTTAACGCAGTGCAGGGCGGCAAGTTGCCTGAAGGCGACTTCTGGCAGTACCTGCGCGATCGCGGCGTGATCAACCCGGAGAAAACGGACGATGAAATCCGGGGAGAGCTTGAAGCGCAAAGCACTGGGCCTGATCTGGATGACGAAGAGGTAATGCCGAATGGCGGCAAACCAAGCAATCCTTGATGCCACAATCCGCCATGCCGTCTTCCTTGAGCAGTTGAAGTCGGGGGAGGTCGCGAAGTTCACGCCCTTCCTCAAGGAGATCGACCGCTCGATCCGCGAGCGGCTGACCCGGGCCGATCTGACGGATTACACCGTTGTGCGTTTGGAGCGACTGCTCAGCGAAGTCGATAGTCTGCTGCTGGGCATCTTCGACCGGTACAGCGAGAAGCTGAACCTCGACCTAGTGGACATCGCCAACTATGAGGCCGAATTTGAAGCAACCAGCCTGACCCGGGCTGCACCGGTAGGTGTGTCGTTCGATGCGGCGGTGCCAGGTGCTGCAGCAATCAGGGCGGCAATCCTCACAAACCCGCTCAGTGTGCGCGGTGCCGACGGGGGGAAACTGCTCAAGTCATTCATTGATGGCTTCACCAGTACAGAGCGACAACGCCTCACAGGCGCGATCCGGCAGGGCTTCTTCGAAGGCCAGACCAACTTTCAGATCATCAAGAATATTCGCGGCACCAAGGCGCTGAAGTACAACGACGGCATCCTGGCCACGACCAACCGGAACGCCGGCGCAATCGTCCGGACGGCGGTGCAGCACGTCGCCACCCAGGCGCGCATGGAGACGCTGAAAGAGAACTCTGATGTCGTGCCGTCGGTGGAGTGGGTCAGTACGCTGGATTCGAAGACGACCAGCCAGTGTCGGACGCTCGACAAGCGTCGGTTCAAGCTGACTGAAGGACCACGGCCGCCGATCCACATCAACTGCCGCTCGACGGTGGTGGCGGTGACTCGCTTCAGCGCGCTGTTTGCCGAGGGGGCCACCCGGGCATCCGTCGGTGATAGTGGCGCGCAGCAGGTGAGGGCAGACCTCAGCTATTACGACTGGCTCAAGCAGCAGCCGGCTGCGTTTCAGGACAAGGCTATCGGCCCGGTCCGCGCCAAGCTGTTCCGCGAAGGTGGCCTGAGCATCGAGCGCTTCGCCGAGCTGCAGCTTGATCGCAACTTTTCACCTCTGACCCTTGTGCAGATGAGGGCTCTTGAGCCATTGGCATTTGAGCGAGCTGGCCTACAACTCTGAGCACTTCGAACGCTCAACTTCGAAGGAGCGCATGTGTTTGATGTAGTTGTCGTTCCAACCGCTGAATGATTTTCGGGCCGCTGCAATAGCGCTTTCCATTTGCTCGTTGGTCTGGGCCGAGAGTCCAAGTTGCACTGTCACTGCTAGCTTCAGCGCAACGTAGTTGAGCTCGACCGGGGCGTATGCAGTTAGTGCAAATGCAGATTTCATAACCTGCTTGCCCGGCTCCCTCGGTATCTCCCTAGAGCCTGCGAAAGAACCTAAAAAGCTGCCCATGTCACCGAGCAGATCCTCTGCTTTTTTTCGGGTGATCATTTCTCGTTCGTCCACGCGTTTTATACAGCCTTCGATGCGGTTCAACTTTGCTGAAGAAACGAGGGCGTACGCGCCGAAACCAGCAGCGACAAGCGTTGCGAAAGCTGTAATGGATGTGACAAGTAATGTATTTGAGACGGTAGCAGGGTCCTTGTTCTCTTGAGACCCAGGCTCACGTTCCGTTCGGGTCGTAAGGCGCATTCCACAATTTCTCTTTAATCCGGGCCGAGAACTCTACCCGGATTTTTACCCCGCAGGCAGGGCCTGCACCTACGTCTCTGGGAGACAACCAATGCTGAAATTTCAACTGGATACCCTGGAAGGGGTAGATGAAGCCGTGCGCGCTCTTTACACCGAGAAGGACGGCAAGTTCGTACTCGGCATTGAAGGTCTGCCGCAGCAAGAAGATGTATCCGGCCTGAAGGCCAAGGTTGATGAGCTGCTCGGCGAGAAGAAAGCCGCCGAGAAGAAGGCGCGCGAAGCCGAAGAGGCAGCGCGCCTGGAGCGTGAAGAAGCCGCTCGCAAGTCCGGCAACGTTGAAGAGCTCGAGCGTTCCTGGACTGAAAAATTTACCCGCCGCGAAGCTGAGCTGAACGGCATGCTGGAACAGGAGCGTGGAACGCTGAGCGGGCAGATCCGGGATCTGACTGTCGGCCGCACCGCTACTGATATCGCGTCTGCCCTGGCTGTTCAAGGCAGCGCAAAAGCCCTGTTGCCGCACATCGAACGCCGTCTGAGCGTCGAGCAGCGCGACGGGAAGCCTGTTGTCGTCGTCCTCGACGCACAGGGCAAGCTCTCGGCGGCAACGCTGGATGAGCTGAAATCAGAAATCGCGAATGACGCGGCGTTCGCGCCGCTGATCGCGGGTAGTAAGGCATCTGGCGGCGGGGCCGGCGGTGCAGGTGGTGGGGGCGGGGCCCCGAAAGGAAAAATCGGCGGTACCAAAGAGGAACGCACGGCTGCAATCGCAAGCCGGTTCCCAGATCTCCCTCAATCGTAAGGAAATAACTCATGTCCCTGTCGCAAATGCAGGTTTTCAACGAATACATCATGCCTGCGACTCTCGAGACGCTGGATCAATATCTCGCCGCGTTCAACGCTGCGAGCCGCGGCGCAATCGTGCTGTCCCCGGACGGCTTCACTGGCGATTTCCTCCAAGAGTCGTTCTTCCAAACCCTGGCTGCTGCCCAGCGCCGCGTTGACCGCTACAGCGCCAACGCCGCCGTCGCTGCCACCGACCTGACCGAGCTGAAGAACACTTCGGTGAAAGTCGCCGGCGGCTTCGGTCCGATCCGCTATGAGCCATCGCAGATGACCTGGCTGGAGCGCCCGACCGCGCAAGGCATCGAGGTTGCCAGCCGCGCGTTCGCTGAAATCCTGCTGAAGGACCAGTTGAACACTGCGATCGCGGCACTGGTTGCAGCGATCACCGCCCAAGCCGCCGCAGTCAACGATGTGTCGGCGACCGCAGGCATCACCTACGCCGGCCTGAACAACGCCCACGCGAAGTTCGGCGACGCGAGCCAGAACCTGGTCACTCAGGTGATGCAGGGCACCAGCTACCACAAGTTGGTCGGCCAGAACCTGGCGAACCAGCAGCAGCTGTTCCAGGCGGGCAACGTTCGCGTGGTGGACATCCTCGGCAAGATCTCCGTTGTGACGGATGCCCCTGCGCTGATGCAGGCCGGCACCCCGAACAAGGAAATCATCCTGTCCCTGGTGCAAGGCGCTGCGCTGGTCCACGACGGCCGCGACATCATCAGCAACGTCCAGACCACCAACGGTAAGGAGCGCATCGAAACCACTCTGCAGACCGACTACACCTTCGGGCTGGGTCTGAAGGGTTACACCTGGGACACCACCACCGGCGGCAAGTCGCCAACCGACGCCGAACTGGCGACCGGTACCAACTGGGACAAGACCGCCACCAGCATCAAGCACACCGCCGGTGTAGCTCTGATCGGTGACGCCTCCAAGTAACCCCGTGATGTCCAAGCCGGGACGTGTGCCCGGCTTGGCGGAGATGCAATCATGAGCAACAAAATCTGGTATCTGCCCGGACCGTTTCACCAGTACCGGGAAGACGTAAAGGCGCTTGCGAAGGAACACGGGCTGCGCATCATCGACGCGAACATCACCGAAAGTCGCAATGAAGAGGCCGATGATGTGCCGGAGGTGACGGTGCGGCAGGTTGAGCCGGCGCCGGTGCTGCTGATCGCCGATAGTGGTGACCATACTGCGCTGCAAGAGCTGATCGACAAGTTGAATGCGGAGCGTGACGGCATCGTGTTGCTGATCGAAGCCGCAGAAGGTCTGACCGAACTGAAACACCCGGGCGCCGGCGAATTGCCGATCCGCTTGTTCGGTGCGCTGAAAGCCATTCACGAAGGTTTCGAAACCCTCACGGGTGAACGCGACAACTTGGCGGGCGAGATTGAATCGCTACGTGGTGAAGTTGCACGCCTCAAGGCAGCAGCGGAGCCCGTCGACAATGCTGAGAAGATCGCGAGCCTCAAAGCGCAGCTCGACGCGGCCAATGTGACGTATCGGGCGAATGCTTCGGTAGAATCGCTGGAAAAGGCGGTTGCTGATCTACACCAGGCGTAACCATCCGGGCGCTGACAACGCGGCGCCCGATCCAGCACACCACAGCGAGCTGATTCATGACTCTCATCATCGAGGACGGTACCGGCAAACCTGACGCCGAGAGCTACGCATCTGCCGAAGATCTGGCCATGTACGCCGTGAAGTTCGGTGTAACCATCCCGGCGGAAGTACCAGCACAGGAAGCGCTGCTGCGCCGGTCCGCGCTGGCAATGGATGGCATGACGTGGAAAGGGCGCAAGTCCAACAGCGAACAGGCGCTGTCCTGGCCACGCCGCGGCGTCGAACTGGATTACGAAATCAAGCCAGACAACTACCTGCCGGCGCGGATCCAGTACGGCCAGATGGCTTTGGCCGCCGAGATCCATACCGACGACGTCGACCCGATCGAGAAACGCAAAGGCGCGGTAACGCTGGAGCGTGTCGAGGGCGCGGTGACTCGCGAGTACGCGGCGATCCCAAACACCAGCGGCCGACTGCTGCCGGCGGCGCCGGACCGGCCGAGCGCTACGCAGTTTGCTGACTACCTGCAAAAGCGTGGTTTGTTCGCTGTTCGGGCCTGATACATTGGTCTGATCACCGTCAGGTAGCCGACCATGAGCATCGAAGACGAAAAGTTACGTTTGAAATTCACTGATGAAGAATGGCTTGAGATCGAAATTCAAGCTGCATCTATGAAGATGAGCGTCCAAGAATATCTGCGGATGATTCTAAAGGAGGGCATCGCCGAAATGATCGGCGAGCCTGATCCAGCCAAAACTCTTCATTAACAATTCTGACGGCCTGAATTCAGGCTAAAACACTTGGAGCCGCCATGGCCTTCTATGATGAAATGGCCGTGATGGCTCTGGAGATGATCACAGAGTTCGGCCAACCCGTGACCATCAGCAAGACGGAGCCGAGCGAGTACGATCCTGAAACAGGTGGGGATTCACCGGGCGCCACCATGGAGCAGACCGCCCAAGGCATCCTGCTCGACTTCACCGGTCAGGAATTCCAGAACAACAGCCTCATCAAGCAGGGCGACAAGAAGCTCAAGATCGCCGCGCAGGGGCTGAAGTGGGTTCCGGATCTGCTGAACAAGGTGATCATTCAGGGGCGCACCTGGTCAATTGTGCCGCCGTTGAAAGAAGTGAACCCCGCCGGCACGCCGATCCTTTATGAGTTGCAGGTGCGGTCGTGAGTCGCGCGGGTGCCGGCCAATCCGGCAGCTTCGCCTTGAGCCTAGCCGAGTTTGCAGCCCAGACCAGCGAAGCGATCGATGCCAGTGTGCGCGAGATCATCATCGAGGTCGGCAGTAACCTGATCCGCATGTCTCCAGTGGGCAACCCGGAGACCTGGGCGCAGAACGCAGTGGCCTCCGAGTACAACAGGGCTGTCGACGAACACAACACTGCGCTGCGCAGCGATCCGGCCAACCTGACCAAAGGGGGCAGGCTCAAAAAAGGCCGCAAGCTCAACGACGGCATGGACATCAAAGCGCCAGAAGGCTACGTCGGCGGCCGGTTCCGCGCGAACTGGCACATCTCTCTCGGCGTGGTCGAGAGCGTCACCTTCGACGAGGTTGACCCGAGCGGAGCCGAGACTACCGCGGCGCTGGTAGCAGCAATGAGCGACTTCACCGCCGGCCAGATGGCCTACATCATTAACAACTTGCCCTATGCGATTCCGCTGGAGTTCGGCCATTCGACCCAGGCCCCCGGCGGAATGGTTCGGGTAACCGTGGCTCGCTTCCAGCAAATCGTGTTGGAGGCCATCAGGAACAACCAGGTATGAGTCACGCCATCATCGCCTCGATCTACGAGGCAAAGCTGATCGCCTGGAACAATGCCAGGCTGGAAAAGCTAAAAATCGTTTTTGAGAACATGGCTTACACCCCGGCGGCAGGCGAGACCTATCTGCGGGCGTTCACCATCCCGGGCGACACGGCGAGCAACACGCTCGGCGGAGAGCACCGGCTGTATACCGGCGTGTTCCAGGTCAGCATTATTTGCCCGGCAGGCACAGGTAAAGCAAAAGCCAACCCTATT